CAAAGTTGGATGATTACTTTAGAGATAAATCAGTAACAGTTCGTTCTTCAAGATTGATTGATGAATTATTTACATTTATATGGAGTGGAAATAGAGCTGAAGCAATGAGAGGTTATAATGATGATTTAACAATGTCATTTGCAATCGGATTGTGGGTTAGAGATACGGCACTTAGATTAAGACAAGAAGGAATTGATTTAACTAAACAGGCATTAGGTGGTATTGGAGCACATCAATTAGATATAGCAGGTATGGGATTTGGAGGTAATACTCAATTAGAAGAAAATCCTTGGAAACAACGAATTGGTGATAGAGATGAGGACTTAACTTGGTTAATTAAATAATCTTATATTTATATATTAGGAGAAATATTATGATATCATTACAAAAACTACTAAACGAAGAAATACATACAGAAGAATATATGGTAGAAAACTATCATGATATTAAAGAATTCTGTGAATTTATGAAAGAATACAAACCTGAGTTAGATGAAGCAGAGTATCAAGGTAGAAAAGTAAAATTGGGTAAACCAATGAGAGGTGATGTTAAAAAATTCAAAGTATATGTAAAAAACCCCCAAGGAAACGTTGTGAAAGTAAATTTTGGACACAAAGGAAAAGGTGGAGAGAAAACAATGAAAATTAAAAAATCTAATCCTGAAAGAAGAAAATCATTTAGGGCTAGACATAATTGTGATAATCCCGGTCCAAGACACAAAGCAAGATATTGGTCTTGTAGAGCATGGTAAAAACAAATAAAGGTTACAAATTAAAATTAAAATAGCATGGCAGATACTTCATTTTTTGGGAGATTAACTAAACTCTTTCGTTCTCAAGCGGTAGTTACTATCGATAAGGACGGAAAGAGAAACGTCTTTGATGGTGATGAGAGACAACAAACAAACTTATCATCATTAAGAGATAGATATACCAAATTACAGAAATCTTTCTTTGAACAAGCAGGTGGTGCACAATCAATGGCATACCAACAAGTTCGTAGAGAGGTATTCAGAGATTATGATGCAATGGATAACGACCCAATATTAGCATCAGCATTAGATATATACGCAGATGAGTGTACATTAAAAAACGAATTTGGTGATGTACTCCTTATTCAATCTGAAAATCCAAAAGTACAAGATTTATTAGAAAATTTATTTTATGATATCCTCAACGTAGAATTTAATTTATGGCCATGGACAAGAAACTTGGTAAAATATGGAGATTTCTTCTTAGGTTTAGAAGTTGCAGAAGGTAAAGGTATCGTAAATGTTACTCCTCACTCTGTTTACAATACAGAAAGATTAGAAAGAACAGACCCATCAAATCCAAATTCAGTAAAGTTTAAAATTACTGAGGACCCGAATGGTAAAGAAGAATATGAAAACTTTGAAATCGCTCACTTTAGATTGTTAGCGGATACTAACTGGTTGCCTTATGGTAAATCCATGATTGAGAATGGTAGAAGATTGTGGAAACAGTTATCTCTAATGGAAGATGCTATGTTAATTCATAGAATCATGAGAGCACCAGAAAAAAGAGTTTTCAAAATTGATATTGGTAATATCCCACCAACAGAAGTGGATAACTATATGCAGAGAATCATCAACAAGATGAAAAAGGTTCCTTTCATCGATAGAACTACTGGTGATTACAACTTAAAGTACAATATGCAAAACCTAACTGAAGATTTCTACTTACCAGTTAGAGGTGGTGATAGTGGTACATCAATTGATAACCTTGCAGGTTTAGAGTATGCAACTATCGAAGATATTGATTACTTAAAAAACAAATTATTTGCAGCTCTTAAAATTCCAAAAGCATATTTGGGATACGAAGAAAATGTAAATGGTAAAGCAACTCTTGCTGCAGAAGATGTGAGATTTGCAAGAACAATCGAAAGAATCCAAAGAACACTTATTTCAGAATTATCTAAAATTGCTATTGTTCATTTATATTCACAAGGTATTACAGATTCAGAAATGACTAACTTTAGTTTACAATTAGTAAATCCATCTACAATTTACGAACAAGAAAAAGTAAACTTGTGGAGTGAGAAAATCAGATTAGCTCAAGATATTCAAGGTTTAAATATGTTATCTAAAGATTGGGTATATGAAAATATATTTAAATTATCTGATGGTGAACAAGATGAACAAAGAGTTGCAATGTTAGATGACCTTAAAGATAGATTCAGATTCCGTTCTATTGAAGATGAGGGTAATGACCCGGCAATGGAAGATGAAGAACCAGATGATATTGAAGAGTCATTAGAAGAATTAAAAAAAGAAATAAAAAATAAAGGTGGTAGACCAAGAGAAGGTAATACTTATGGTAAAGATAAACATCCATTAGGCAGAGACCCACTTGGTGATAAAGAGAGAACAAAAAAACGTTCTCGGACTTCCGAAGAAAAGGCTATAAAATATATTAATGGTATAGCGGCAAAACGTAAATATTTACATGAAGTTAAGGATATGTTAGATGAATCTAACATACTTGACAACGACTAAATTACCTTATCTTTTATAAATTTATATTTATAATAGAGTAATTTTATATATTTGTAATTGGAAATTGTAAAAATGAAGAAAATAAGACATTCAAAATTTAAAAATACGGGATTTCTATTTGAAATATTAACCCGTCAGATTACTCTCGAAGTACTAAATGGTGGTGATGAGAAAGCTAAAGATATCGTAAAGGAATTTTTTAGTGGAAAAACTGAACTTGCCAAAGAACTTCGTTTGTATAATCTATTAATAAACGAGAAGTATAACTCAGAATCTAAAGCTGAAAAATTTATTGATGCTATATTAGAAGCACATACTAAAATTGATTATTCAAAACTCAAAAGAGAAAAATATAATTTAGTAAAATCTATCAAAGAAAACTTTGAAATAAACAATTTATTATCTTCACCTGTAACCAATTACAAAATACTCGCATCTGTACATAAATTGTTTGAAGGAAAAAAGAATGATATTCTTGAAGTAAAAGATATATTTGATTCTAAGCAAACAATCATTGAACACATTTCCAATACAACTCCTTCTTTAAAGAAAAAAGAAGAAAAACTTGTTGAAGATTATCAGAAACAAGAAAAAGATTTAAGATTACTCACTTATAAAATACTTTTAGAAACATTTAATAAAAAATATACAAACTTAAATGAATCTCAAAAAGGATTATTAAGAGAGTATATTAACAACATTACTAATACATCTAAATTTGGTGAATATTTTGAAAAAGAATTAATCAAAACTATTACTGAATTACATACAATGTATAAGGGAATGAAAGATAAGATTACAAAAATTAAGTTGAGAGAAACTATTAACGTTTTGAAAAAGCAAAAACTTGGTAAGAAAATTACTGATGAGCAAGTTTCAGCTTTAATGATGTCTTATGAATTAGTAAAGGAGATAAAAAGTGTCAATGGGGAAAAATCTTAATGAACTTATCGATGAGCTAATTCAAGAAGTAGAACAAGAATTAGAAGAAGCTACTACAACTGCGAGTGTTGATGGATACAACACTCCTTTTGCGTTTGGCGCGGGTAGAAAAAAAGATAAGAAGAAAGAAAAAGAAACTGCTACTCAAGCTGGATATACTATCGCTGAAGCTAAAGTAAAAAGACCAGTTAATCGTTGGTTAGAATTAAAAAACGATGAAACAATGCATCCTCACAAGAAGATGGCAATGGGTCTTAAAGAATTAAAGTATCAATTAAGAGAAGTTGAAAAGTTTTTCAATTGGTATAACAAGATAAAAACGATGAATGAATTAGACTCTCAACAATATTGGAAAAGAACCAATAATCATATTTATAAGATAAAGGAGAGATTAATCAATATCGCTAAAACAATACAGGAGATTGAGAAATGAAAATATCAAGAAACAGATTAAAAGAAATAGTTAGAGAGGTAATGGTTGAAGAATCAGAATACCAAGCATTTTTTAAGAAAGCATTAGAAAAGGCTGGTAAATCTTTACCATCAATGTCTGATGAAGAAAAGAAGGCATTCTTTAACAAAATACAAAGTACTTGGAAAGGTAGAGGAAAGAAGAATGAAAGATTTGGAAGAGGTCATCAAGGACCTACTTTTAAAGAAGAGAAAGTAGAAGAATTAACTGCTGCTCAGAAAAAACTACCACCAGCACTTCAAAAGGCAATAGAAAAAAAAGAAAAAAAATAAATGACTAAAGCAAGATTGTTAGATATCATAAATGAGGAAATCGATAACGTTAAATATGGTATCGATAATTTTCTTATTAGCGAAGAAATCACGAAAGATGATGAGAAAGAAATTCGTGAAATGATTCGACAAGAAGTATCAGCAATTTTCTTTGATTTATTTAAGAAACGTAAAATGTGGGGAGCATAATGAGTAACTTACTAATAGAGACTAGATTATTTGAAGGAGCAGTTAACGAAGATTCCAATGGAAGAACTATCGTTAAAGGTATCTTACAAAGAGCTGGTGCAGAAAATCAAAACGGAAGAGTGTATCCAAAGGAAATACTTGAAAGAGAAGCAACTAAGTACGAAACACTTATAAAAGAAAGACGTGCTTTAGGAGAACTTGACCACCCTGATTCATCAGTAATCAACCTAAAGAATGTATCTCATAATGTAAGAGAGATTCATTGGGATGGTGATGATTTAGTTGGTACAGTTGAAATTCTTCCAACTCCAAGTGGAAACATTTTAAAAGAATTATTAAAAGCAGGAATCCTATTAGGTATATCATCAAGAGGTATGGGTTCAGTAGAACCTTTAACTGGTGGTAAAGTACAAGTAGGAGAAGATTTCGAATTGATTGGTTGGGATTTTGTTTCCAATCCATCTACTCATGGTGCTTTCATGACACCAATGAACGAATCTGTGAACAAGCAAATTCAAGAACAAGCAGTAGTTTGTAACGAATGGTGTAAGGTACAAGATATCATGAGAGAAATTATAACAGAATTAAATTAAGTTATGGGATTTGATATAAAAGATTATTTAGGTAAAAATAAGTTTGAACTAGGTAAGGTTACCAGAGAAGTTGGAGAAACTCCATTCAAAGGTGGACACAACGATATAAGAAAAACAAATTATGATGTTAAGTTAACCGAAGATGGTAAACTTGATTTATATACATTAAAAAAAGAAACAAAAAAATTATAAGGAGTAATTATGGCATTAAAAACAGCATATGACGCAGCACAATCCCCACACAAATCAGGATTAAAAAACAAAGTAGATGGTAATGTTTACACACCACCTGTTTTAGCTAAATTAAATGGAAGTCCAAAAAAGGTAGCAAGTGGGAATGTAAATGATGCACCGCTTACTCTTAAAACAGATAGTTCATCTGGTGGTTTAAAATAATATAAAGGAGAATACGATGATTAAATTAGGAGGATTAGTAACTTTAAAACCTATTACAGAAGCACCTGAAG